TCGTAATCCTGCGAATAACAAATGCAGTATCATAAACGTCGACCAAACTATCATACTGAGGGACTACTAGTTTTTTGGCTCGGTTTGGCAAAACCACGGATTGGCTGTCACAGGATAGAACAGGAGGAACACATTTTGTCTAGCCTTAACCAAGGACCCCTGGTGTATGCCGATGCAATAACCATCAGCATCAAACACCGGAGACCCCGAGTCAGACTTTACTGTGTTCAACGTGTTTCGCACCACACCCGTAGCATGATCAACGGATATTACTCCGCCAACTTCAACTACAGGCATAGGCGACCCATGCAAGTTATCCCGGGGGGAACGAAGCATTCTAACCGTCTTATCGTCTTTTTGGTACTTCCTCATCCAAACACGGTGCTTTTGAGCCACCATGTTGAACTCCATACTTAGGACACGGAATTTACAGAAATCATGTTCTTGCCCCTGGGCTAACTGCTCTGCTCTAGGACAGACAACAGTCTTTGGATCTATATTCGAAACAGAGCCATCTGCACAACGCACAACCATTTCATCCAGGGAAAATCTAGGCATCCCCGAATTATCAAACAACACATGACGTGCCGTCAGAAAGCCATACGCCGTAGAGACGGCTGAACCAAACTGCACAAGGTCACCATCGACCTGCTTACAAACAGCGTAGAAACAAAGGGGGTCAATTTCTTTGAGTTCCGGATGAACTAACGCCTCCTCACGGAGACTTTCTACCATATCCTTTTCATGCTCTCTAGGACAGGATTTATTCCGACACTCACTTCCATTGGCCTCCACCACACACCTCCTCGATTGAAGTACCTGGATATTGGATTCAGGGGAAAGCTTTGGTTTCCGCCAAAGCTTCGGCTTCCCCTGGAAAACTACTCCCGGATCACTCTTAGAGTCTTCGTCGCCCGTTAACGAATAACGGCCTTGCTCAACTTGACTCAATGAGATTTCTGGGAAGTCTCCCTCCACTTCCAAATGATCGATTCCGGCATCGGTCCCACGACTGAAGTCCGCAAATTCTTCAGCTTCCCTGTGACTTACCTTTCCCTTGCTAGGGGAACTTGCTATAGCAAATGCAGCTCGTGCACCAGCTGGAGCCTTTTCAATGCCAACACCCAAGTATTTCTCCAAAAGTCCTTTCTCAGCAGCACTCAACCTCGTATTAGGCTGAAATTGAATACCACGATAATTATAAAAGAACTGTAGAACCTTAAGGGCGCGAGCAAGCTCTGGACTAGAACGAACTGCCTCAAGAGGGATAGAAATCCGGTCAGCCTTCAGCAGCGAACCACTGTTAACCTTCCAACCAGCCTCCCTCATCTGCCGATACTGTTCCATATTATGGACCCGCAACGACTGACGAGTGAGATGATTATACATGATTACACCCTGAGGCGTGGACAATTGCTTTTCCACGTCATGGAGGTCATACATGATAAACTCCTTATCCTTTGTCCTCCCGAGATCGAGAGCGTCACTTGAACCCCGCACCATACGTTGCCAATTAGCATCGCCTACAGGGCCCTCATGACGTTCCCGATATCCACCACCAGCTGCACTACCAACCCCTGAGGAGACACCCATATCACTACGGTGCTGCTCCTTGTGGCTGGTTGGTGCGGCTCTTGCGACAAAGCGCGAACGGATCCCTCTACCCTCTGGCTCAACAAGGTCCGAAGACTCATGCTGTACGTCGCTACCTTTCCACTTTCGCCAGAACCAATCAAGGTATCCAACAATTGTATCATGAGTAGCGGTATAAGCCAGATAGATCAAGAACATCGCCACGAGACATAACAACAAATCCACGGAAGAAGACAATCCGGGGATAGAGTTTTTCCACTTCTTAACATTGATCCACCAAGAATTAACACGGACAGGGCAATCTCTCCATAGAGTAAGTACACCATCCTTTAGGAAGATCCAGTAAGTGGAAGTCTCGCCTGCAATTTCCTTGAGAGCAGGATCACCACTGAGTAGACCGATCTGTTCTTCAACAGTCATCTTTGGGCTAAGCGGACTGTCAGGTTCTTCCTTTCCCTCCAAAAAGGTTAAAGGAAGATTACTAACTTTCCACCCAACACCAATGTCACCTGAGACAACATCAGCAGTTTGCAGCTTGCGTTCCAACTGGTCACCCAGCAGGCCCGCATTCTGCCACACGCGCTGCAGTCGTAGTGAGGCCACAGTCATAGGATTGCGCTTAGATCTAAGAAATGCGCGACTATTCTGTGACTCCACGTGAACATATACATTACCCTCCATAATGTCGTTAATTAGCTCATCATCATTGACAATCGCCTTCCGAATTTCTTTGGAAGTTGACTTCTTGGTGAACCACTCGACACTAGTACCGGTTATGATATCCTCACAGAGCGCAGCATAAGACTTCACAGCATCAAACTTATTGGCATTCATGAACCTGGGATTATCCAGACAGCGCGCCGCCTCAGACGCAGCACAATCTGAACACAAATGACTACCAATAGCCATCCCACGTTGACAGTGGGGGGCCTTGGCACAACCAGACACACTAGTACCACTCTGGGGAAGAAATCCGGGAATATCGCCAAGCCAACCCATAAAATTAACAAAGGGCGACCACTCACGATAGGACTTCAAATTCCCAAAGCTTACAAGAGATGCTATAAACAACGAGGCATGCAACAGAGCCCGTTGCCTGCGATCAGTGCAGTAATCTGAGAGTCCTCCTTGAAGCAGGACTTTCTCATCTTCTTTCTCATCATTCTCATCTTTCTTGCGCCTACTCCATAAGGAGCGAGCAACAATAGCAATGATACAAGAGACAACACCTACTAACAGACCGAGCTGAAGTTTACTAATACGGAACCCGAAGATCTCTATCATCTCAGTATTCCATGCGGCTATTTTGCCACTGATACGAGCACGCCAACGCGCACCCCAGGCAGCAACCCGCCTGTGGATCTTACTAGCCTGACGATACAGGACTAGTGGTC